GATTTGCTGGCCTTCGACTTGTATGGTTCGCCGAGATTATGGTGGGTCTTCGCACAAAGAAATCCCGACACCATTGAAGATCCGATTTATGATTTTGCTCCTGGCACAAAAATCAAACTGCCAAAATACAGTAATTTGACCAAAGACCTAGGAATTTAACTCATGGTTGATAAGACCCTAAAAGGTTCAGACAACAAAACGGGAGGCAGGATAAAAAATCCCCTCCATAAGTTTGCCTCCTACAATTGCCTGTTCACCCTATCTGGATTGAATGAAGCAGAGATCAGAAATCCGAGACTTTATCTCGACAACGATCCTCATGATGTGGTGGCGCAGAGTGCCGGTATAGGAACTAAATCAACAGAGACATCACGTCCGTTTTTTAGTTCGGCCAAAACAACCGGTGACGCCTCGGTGGCAGAGGCAGAAGCACTGTTGAACAAAGTAGTGATAGATAGTGGCGCCAAGGCCAAGGCAGATTTTGCCAGTCAATATCTTTCACGAAATCATGATATCTTTTTTGAAGAGTTGGATTTCACTTCGGTACACACTCCCAATGAGGAACGTTCATTGGCCAATTTTACTAAAGTGGAATTCGAACTGCATGAGCCTTATGGAACGACTCTACTAGAGAGACTAAAAGCCACAGCATTCAATAATGGATACATTGACCACCTAGACGCTCCGTTTTTGCTTACCATAGAATGGAAGGGGTATGACACAAACGGAAATCCAACACAAGGTGACCAATACGGGGAAACTCTAAAAAGAAAAATTCCTGTGTCTATTTCTCGTGTCGAATTTGACGTCAATCAGGGAGGCACAGTGTACAGGGTAGTGGCAGTCGCGTATTCCGAGATGGCCATGTACAATAGGTATCTTTACACACGTACCGGATTCCAACCCAAATCAAACGACATGACCGAATTCTGTAGAGAACTAGAAGGAAAACTTAATAGTTCACAGAGAGAAGAAGTCAAACTTGGCAAGCGAGAATTTCCTGAGACATACAGCATCGGCATTAGTGATGATTTCAAAACAGATCAAGGTAAATTCGCCGTTGAAAAAATTGCCACAGTCAATTTGCCAACTGTGCTAGGATTAGCAGTGGCGCTTCCTGGTTACTTGCCACAGAACGAATACAAATTGGACTGGAAAGGTTTTGCCGCCGAAGCATCGCCAAACACAGCAATAACAAAGATTTTAGAAGATGCGATGAAGAGCCTGCCCTATTTCCGGGACCTGATTGAAAATTTCTGGGAAACTTATTTTGGAAAGGTGATTACGGAAAGGACCATCGACGAGATAGCGGAATCTGGCGAAAGCGAAGAGGATATAGGTAAGAGGATATTGGACAACCAATACGTGCCCTGGTTCAAAATACGTACCACAATCCACACAGATACGTCTCGTCTTGACTCTGTGACCGGCATGCACCCAAAAACAGTAATCTATAGGATCGAACCCTACAGCATTCACGTGTTGAAACTGGTCAGGAAAGGAATAAATTTTGGAAACTTAGACTGGGCGAGCCAAGTCAAAAAAGATTACAATTACATATTCACAGGTGACAACCTTGACATACAAAATTTGAGGATTTTCTACAAGGCGGCCTTCTTCCAAGATCTGCTAGTGGACACAATCAACGTTCAAAACACTGATGTAAAAAAGGAAGGAAACATTTTTACCAGAATATTTGGAGGAGATGATAAGCCAACCAAGCCAAAAAATATTCAGTACATGAGGCAGTACCCGTCTATAACAAGGACCGAAAAGACCAATTATGGGTCAGCGGAAAACGTCGATCAATTTTTTGATTACTTGACTAAACCAACTGCAGACATGACTAGAGTGGAAATGGAAATTCTAGGAGACCCGTGTTATCTTTCACAGGATCCTTATATAACTTACGGACAGGACGAAGTTGACTCTAGAAGCAGTGAGTATGTGCCACTTTCCAATGGTGATCCGGCAAGGTCAACATGGAGCAACAAATTTGGGTCGTTCAATTTTGATCAGGCCATGCCTATTATCAATTTAAGATACTTGTTCCCAACAGACATCAACGAAAATGCCGGGATATACGAACGTCAAGCGTTCAATCCTATCTTCAACGGCGTTTATGAGGTATCGCGAGTGCATAGCAAAATGTCTCGTGGACAGTTCACACAGACGTTGATAATGACAAGGCTCAACAACCAAGAGGGCGAGGAAAGCCGACCTAAATTTAGAAACTACGACACAAACGTTGGAAAAATCGTAGACCAGTAAAGGAGTAATAATTAATTACATGGTAGTGACACAAGGAGACGTAGCAAGTAATAGACCCCATAGAAGGTTAGAGAAATTTCTTGAAAGAAATTCCGGACCATTTATCGGTGTGGTCAAAAAAGTAAGTGATCCTCTTCTACAGGGCACCTTGTTTGTCAACATAGAAGAATTTTCTCAGACCAAAGATCCGGCAGAGAGCGATCTAATACCGTGCAGATATCTCAGTCCTTTTTACGGTGTTAAACCACACAAAGCAAACAGCACGACCGATCCATATGATTTCACAAAAAGCCAAAGTTCGTATGGAATGTGGTTTGTGCCACCCGACATCGACAATGAAGTAGTTGTTATTTTTGTTGGTGGATCACGTTTGGAGGCGTTTTGGATAGGATGTGTCCAGCAACCATTTATGAATCAAATGGTTCCCGGTATAGGATCCAGATCTAACACCAGTGTTCAGGCGTTTGGCGATCAAGATCAATCAAGCGAGAAGTTAGAAACATACGGTAACAACATTGTCCCTGCAGGTGAGTTGAATGCGGTGGCGTGGGATATACAAAATAAAAGTAACAATCCAAACAATCTCAATCATCCAATACATCCACAGGCCGAGCAACTGCGGACACAGGGATTGTCAGGTGACGACATAAGAGGTTACACTACGTCCAGTGCCAGGAGAGAATCTCCCAGCCAAGTTTTTGGCATATCAACACCCGGAGCCATAAAGACCGATGGAAGAATCTTGCCTTTGGGTGCTAGAAAAACTGTAGATAGCGACGACACAGAGGAAAAAAATCAAGTTGCGGTGGATAGAGAAATAGGACATTCTTTTGTAATGGACGACGGGGACATCCAAGGCAAAAATAAATTGGTCAGACTACGTAGTGGAGGCGGTCACCAGATATTATTAAATGATGAGGCCCAGGTAGTGTACATAGCCAATGGTTCGGGAAAAGCATGGTTAGAGTTTGGCAAGGATGGAAACATAGACCTATTTTCAAACGACAAAATAAACATACGAGCCAAAAAAGACATGACCTATCATGTTGATGGTGATTTCAAATTGTACGCTAGAAAAAATATTATAATGAAAGCCGACACAGGACGCGTTGTGATGGACGGCCAAGAAATAACAGGCTACGCAGAACAGAATATAAGGCTCCAGGCAACAAAAAACAATATCACCATGCATTCTCCGTCGGGTAGCATTTATAGTTGGGCAGGAAGTGGACAGACTCATCAGACAGGTGGAAATTTTCATTTGGTTGGAGGAGGGGTCCATTTCAACACCATGGGACAAAGTCCTAATTTTGTTGGCACAATTGAAAGAACAAGCACAATAAATTCAGTAAGTCCGTTGACTATCCCAACTGCCGAAGTAGATTATCCCGATGTCAATCCTCTGCAGATTGGCCCATTGCTAGTTTCGACAGAAATAAACAGATTTTCAAAACCCACTGACCCACAAGGGGTAACAGGAATGACAGGTGTGCTTCCTGTCACGCATGAACCTTATCAGTTTCATAACGACAAGGTCGTGACTGTGAGCAGTGTTGGTGCCCAACCATGGGAAGACACCAAAGAATGGAAAGCCAAAAAAAATATAGTCAACAGCAATGAATGGCTTGAAAACAAACTCAGGTTAAGCGACAATCCCAACATAAGAGAGGCACAATATCAAGTCGACGCTGAGAGGTATGTAAAAACAAAAGTTAAAGACTTGTCCGATATCAAAAAAGTCCAATCAACTCTTAAAGAGTTTTCGGAGATCTATGACAACGTGTATTCGATACCTAGGAATCTTGAATCTTTGAAAAACAATGTCAAGAATCAATTAACCAGCCAATTGGTGGAGTCGGTCAAAGGCAACACTGTGTCTCTGATCAAGGACCAGGTTTTTGTTGACACAAAAGGGGTGTTGTATCAAAATGGAAACTTGAATAATCTTGTGCAAGGCGACACAAAGAGCACAGTGGGAGATCTGACTAGCCTAAACACCATTACGGATGTGTCCACAATACTAGGCCAAAAAATAGGAGTGGACGTTGTTGGAACGATAGGAACCAATAATCCTCTTGGGCAAGATAGAATACAGAATGTAAATACAGTTACTACCATTTACAAAAATGTAGTAGGCGGAGTAGTCACTGGAGTTACCGAAGTAAGTTCTGTTGTATCCAAGAATATCGGAAACATCTATGGAACGGTAGCGAAAAGTGTTGGAAATGTTTTTAAAAATTTTAAAAGCAGGTTTTTTTAGGATAGGGCATGGCAGAACAAGACATCTATAAAAGATACAAACCAGGAACTTTTAAAGGTTTCAGTAGTCGTAGTGAAAATTCTAATTACAAGTTGTATGATTTTGCCCTTATAAAACAAGATCTCATCAATAGGTTAAGTGTACGCAAAGGAGAAAGGCTAGAAAACCCCGAATTTGGTACAATAATATATGATGCGTTGTTTGAACCATTAACAGAACAACTAAAACAGGCTATTGCGGATGATGTTACACAAAATCTCAACGCAGATCCTCGCTTGTCCACAGAAGACGTGGTTGTCTCACAATCAGAAAATGGCATCAGCATACAGGCCACAATAAAATACGTACCGTTCAATATCACAGAAAAACTGGTATTCAGTTTCGACGAAAACTCATTACTGCGTCTATCTTAATAGACGCACTTTTCAAAATACATAAATACCTTTATTAATATAATATAAAGTATGGCCACCACAGATAGACAAAACCGATTGCTTGTCGCCGAAGATTGGCGAAAAATATACACTGCCTTCAAACAGGCAGATTTCAAATCATACGACTTCGAGACCCTAAGAAGGACCATGATAGCCTATCTGAGAGAGAATTATCCGGATGATTTCAACGATTTCGTTGAGAGTTCTGAGTACGTGGCACTAATTGATCTCATAGCCTACGTTGCCCAATCTTTGTCATTTAGGGTGGATTTAAACGCCAGGGAGAACTTCCTGGAGACCGCGGAGAGAAGGAACAGTGTTTTAAGGTTGGCTAGACTGATCAGTTACAATGCGAAAAGAAATTTACCTGCTACAGGATTATTAAAATTAAACAGTGTGTCTACAACAGAAGAAGTGTTTGACAGCACAGGCACATCTCTTGCGAATACAACTGTTATTTGGAATGATGGGGCCAACGCAAATTACAGAGAACAGTTCATAACAGTAATGAATGCCGCCAACGTTGAAAACCAAAAATTCGGAAGGCCCCTTGAGTCCGACAAGATAGGAGGAATAGACACAGAGGTTTACACTTTAAACAGCAACAACACTGATCTTCCTTTGTATAAATTTTCAAAAGCAATAAGCGGTTCAACAAAAAACTTTGAAATAGTTCCATCCACTATAACCGGTTCTGAATCAATTTATGAATCTTCTCCATTACCGGGAGGAGGCTTTAGTTATGTGTATAGGACAGATGGCGCAGGTGATAGTTCAAACAATACAGGTTTTTTCCTTTTGTTCAAACAAGGAACGCTACGTTCTCAGGAGTTCAATGTTGCGATTCCTACAACAAATTTTGTACAGTCCGTAGACACGATAAACATCAACAACACAGACACTTGGTTGTATTCTTTAGATGATTTCAGTCAGGTTCTGAACTTATGGACCAAAGTTCCCGACATAGTGGGAAACAACGCAATTTACAATTCGCTTTCTAAAAACGAAAGGAATGTTTATAATGTTGTAACAAAGGCAAACGACAGAGTTGATTTGGTTTTTGGTGATGGGAATTTTTCGAATCTTCCTAGCGGAAGTTTTAGATTCTACTATAGAACTAGCGCCAATGAAAGTTTTAGCATCCAGCCAAATGACATGCAGAACATTCAGATCGCAGTGCCATACATTGACAAAAACGGTGGAAATCAAACAATTACAATCACAGCAAGTCTAAATCAGTCCATATACAATTCTGCAGTCACCGAGGACAACAACAGCATAAAAGAGAAAGCACCGCAAATTTATTATTCTCAAAATAGAATGATCACAGCGGAAGACTACAATGTGGTTCCTCTGGGTGTGTCTCAAAATATAGTAAAAGTTAGATCTGTAAACAGAACAGCGTCGGGAATCAGCAGGGCCAAAGATATTATTGATCCTACCGGTGCCTACTCTAATGTTTCTGTGTTCGCGGATGACGGAATTCTGTACCAAGAAGAACAACTTCAAAATTTCACTTTCAAATTCACAAACCAAAACGAGATTCTTAACACAATAAATTCACAAGTCGAATCTAAATTGGACAATGCCTATTCAAGGCAGTTCTATTACGAAAAATACGGCACAAAATCAACGTCTTCTTTGAACGCCAGTTGGGTAAGCACAACCACAGGCGCTAACACAAATACCGGCTATTTCACTTCTGCTGGTCCTTTGGTTATAGGCGATTTTGCCACATCCAACCTGCAGTATGTCAAGACCGGTTCTTTGGTCAAATTCACATCACCAGACACTAGAGAATTCCTAAATGGAAAACTTGTGACGGCAGGCACAGAAAATGCGACCGATAGAGTGTGGGCCAAGATAGCAGGCGTAGAAGGTGACGGAGCAAATGGTGGTATCGGCAATCTAGAGTCGGGTGTTGGGCCAGTTACACTAAATGATTTGATTCCTGCCAATGCCATAATTGATTCAGTCTTTCCTGTTTTTGTCACTAACTTAACCTCGGCTTTTAAGACACAATTAATAGACAAAATTAAAAATTACGAAGACTTCGGAATAAGATATGATGAAGAAAATTCTACTTGGAAGTTAATATTGTCATCGGATCTAAGTGCGTCTAACACTTTCTCACTGACAAATGCCGGTGATGCAACATCTACCAACAACGATGCTAGTTGGTGGTTTAAATTTACAACCGACGGAAACACATACACAGTAAATTATCGTTCACTGAAATACATCTTTGAATCAGCAGGACAAAACAAATTTTACTACGATGCAAATGAAAACATCTATGATTATGCCACCGGAAGCAAAGTAAAAGACACTGTGAGGATTTTAAAATCAAACACAATCCTAAGCACAGGGTTGGGTATAGGATATCCCATAGACTGGCAGGTGACAAACACAATCACAGAAGACGATGGATATCAAGACAACAGGAAAGTTGAAGTGGGATTCTTTGACAGCGATGATGATGGTGTTGTAGACAATCCAGAAATCTTTGACATAGTGGTAGAGCCAGACACAAATGTTTCTACTAAATTTGTATTTTTTGAAAAATATCAAAGTTACAACAACATAGAAAGATTCAGACCATACGCAAGTACCAATTTTATTATAACACAAAACGAGGCAGACATAACCTTGCCCGGCGATTACACAAACGGACAGTTATTTTATTTTTACGCTGAAGACGAAAATGTAATCAAGGTTTATGATTCAAGCACTATTGCTTTAACCAACACAGAAGACTATATTGCTAGGAAAGGGCGAGCCACTTTGAATTTCCAATACAAACACAATGCGGGCCAAGATACAAGGATCGACCCTAGTGTGTCTAACATTA